AGCCCACAAAACATAGAAAGTGTATCAAAGATACTTGGGAAGAAAAAATCAATATCAACATTTACCAAAGCCAATAAATCGTCTGGATTGGCAAAAGGTCGTGGTGTTCAGACTGGTAGTGGTGGTGTGGTTTTTTATGTTGAGGGATTACTATTAGGTCGTAAGGCTGAGGATTTTGACACCGTGCCAGATAGAACTGGTCGTAGATGGGTAATGGGACATCATGTATTTGGTACTGGTTCTCAATTAGTAAGAAATGTAATTAAAAAAGCTGGGTTACCTGATTATGCAGAGTGGAGAGAAATAGAAGATGAGATTGTAGGGGAAGTTGAAGACGATCCTAAAAACGATGATTTGGGTTTCAGAGAACAAGCTAAATTAATTAAGAAAAAATTAGGACCTATAGTTCAAAAACACATTAAAAAATATATCGATACCACAAATAAATTATTAAAAAAACACAAAGATAAAGTGCAAGCTAGTATGAGAACAAAGAGTACGGAAAACTCTAGTTATTGGAATGAGATATTGATTTACAACACAAAGGTAATAGATTGTTTTGTTTTAAAAAGGGTTTATGATGATTATTATTTTAAAAACGATAGTCGTGATACAAAATCATACAAGTCAGAATTATTAAAAATAGTGCCAGAGAACAAGGTTACAGTTGGGACTCCAGCACAGTTTCGCAAATGGTATACAAGTAGAGAAGGTGAGATTACAGTATGAGTAACATAGAAAAAATACAAAAGATGGTGAAGGGCATATACAACGGTAACATACAAGTTGGATATGAGGGTAAAACTCTTCAACAAAGAAAAGAAGGTGAGGAGTGGACGGATGCCCGTGGTCGTAGTTGGAAGATAGAGGATGGTAAGAGAAAACAGATTACTAAAGTTCCACCAAGAGGATTTGACAAGTGTGATGATTGTGAAAAGCTAATACTAAAAACAATTGACCAACAGACATACGATAGGATGGGTAGATGTAAATACTGTCAGATTGACTTTGAGATGAAATTAAAAAAAGAAGGCAAGTGGATGGATTGGGTAAAAGACATGGAAAAGAAAAGATGGGAATCCGTCCTTGCTGAATATGAAGCAGAAATGAATTTACAAAATAATAGTAAAGGTGCATTTGATAAAACAGTAGCAAATGCTCTTGCAAACAACGAACATAAATGAGTGACTTAAAACAAGCAATCAAACAGAACTATCTCAAGTGTGCAAAAGAACCGTCATACTTTATAAATCAGTTCTGTACGATACAACACCCACAACGAGGTAAGATAAAGTTTAAACTATATCCATTTCAGTTTGATGTGTTGGATGAGTATCAAAATAATGATTACAATGTAATATTGAAATCAAGACAATTGGGTATATCCACATTGAGTGCTGCGTATTCCTTATGGATGATGTTGTTTCAAAACGACAAAAATATCTTGGTGATTGCCACTACAAAGGATACTGCTAAAAACTTGATAACAAAAGTACGAGTTATGTATGAAGCTTTACCAGCATGGTTAAAAACTGCTATCGTTGAGAACAATAAATTATCGTTGGTGTTTAAAAATGGTTCACAAATCAAGGCTATTGCCTCCAATGAGAGTGCAGGTCGTTCAGAAGCTCTGTCACTTTTGATATTGGATGAGGCTGCGTTTATTGAAAAGATTGATGTGATATGGACTGCTGCTCAACAGACACTTGCTACTGGTGGTCGTTGTTTAGCAATATCAACACCCAATGGTGTAGGTAATTGGTTTCACAAGACATGGGTTGATGCTAAAGATGGACTTAATAAATTCAATACGGTTAAATTACATTGGACTGCTCATCCTGAACGAAACGAAGATTGGAGAAGAGAACAAGATAGAATATTAGGACCTTCACAGGCTGCTCAAGAATGTGATGCTGACTTCTTGAGTTCTGGTCGTTCTGTCGTTGATCCTGCCATCTTGGAGTGGTATAAGGAAAATGCGTGTTGTGAACCTATGGAAAAAAGTGGTTTTGATAGGAATTTATGGATATGGAATTATCCAGATTATTCAAAAAAATATTTAATCTGTGCCGATGTTGCAAGAGGAGATGGAACTGATTATAGTGCAGCACAAGTATTTGATTTGGAGGAAATGGAGCAAGTAGCGGAATATAAAGGGCAACTCGGCACAACAGAATTCGGTAATTTCTTGATTGAACTTGCCACAAAATACAATGATGCTTTACTTGTTGTTGAGAATAACAACATAGGTTGGGCTACACTACAGACGATTATAGATAGAGGATATGAGAATCTATTTTATCAAGAAAAGAATCATTTGGTAGTTGATGAGGATATGAATCAGACAAACAGATATAGAAATATAGACAAGAATAAAGTTCCTGGTTTTACCACGACAATGAAGACAAAACCGTTGGTTGTTGCTAAAATGGAAGAGTATACAAGAGAGAAGATGGTAAAGTTAAAGTCAATGAGATTAATTGATGAATTGTTTGTATTTATATATAAGAATAATAAAACAGAAGCTCTCGATGGATATAATGATGATTTGGTAATGTCTTACTCCATATTATTATGGATAAGGGATACTGCTATCAGAATACAATCAGAGAGGAATGAATTACAAAGCAGTTTGGTCGGTGCTATAGGTAATCTCAATGAGAAGACTCCTATTGTAATGGCTAAACATAAACCTAAAAATAATCCATATGAAATGGATATTAAAGGTGAAAAAGAAGATTTAACTTGGTTATTGGGGTAAATTATGGCAGATAATATTTTTACAAGACTTGGTAGACTGTTTCAATCGAATGTAGTCATCAGAAAAACTGATGATAATAGATTGATTGTAAAGGATTTAGACTACACACAAACAAGTTTAACATCTAATTTTATAGATAGGTATCAGAGGTTAATGCAAAATACCTATTCCAATCCGTATGCGATGGCTCAAAACCAAAGGGCTAATTATGAAATAAGAAAACACGATTTATTTAAAGATTATGAGTTGATGGATCAAGACCCGATTATCGCCTCTGCTCTCGACATATACTCGGATGAGAGCACGGTTGATAACATTGAGGGAGAAATTTTAAAAATTAAAACCGAAAACACCAAAGTTCACAAGATATTGCATAACTTATTCTATGATATAATCAACATAGAGTTTAACTTGTGGAGTTGGATTCGTAACATGACCAAGTATGGTGATTTTTATCTATCATTGGACATCGTTGATAAGTACGGTGTGGTGAATGTCAAACCGATTAGTGCTTATGATATCGTGAGACTTGAAGACCACGATCCTGCTAACCCACAGTTGATTCAGTTTGAAATAGAAAGTGACAAAAAAGAGGTAAAAGAAAACTATGAGATAGCACATTTCAGACTTTTATCCGACACGAACTTCTTGCCTTACGGTAGGTCATTACTTGAGGGTGGTAGAAAGGTATTCAAACAGTTGACTCTAATGGAAGATGCCATGTTGATACATCGAATCATGAGGGCACCCGAAAAACGAGTATTTAAGATTGATGTTGGAAACATACCACCGAGAGAAGTTGAACAGTTTATGCAAAGAATCATCAATAAGATGAAAAAGATTCCTGTTATTGACCAAAATACAGGCGAGTACAATCTAAAGTACAACATGGAAAGTGTTACCGAGGATTACTTTTTACCAGTTCGTGGTGGGGATAGTGGAACAGAAATAGAAACCCTACCAGGTCTTTCCAATAATGACCAAATAGACGACATAGAATACTTGAGAAACAAGTTGATGGCAAGTCTTAGAATTCCAAAGGCTTTCTTGGGATATGAGGAAGGATTGAGTGGTGGTAAGGCTACACTTGCTGCTGAAGATGTTAGGTTTGCTCGTACCATTGAGAGACTACAAAAGATAATCGTAAGTGAATTGACAAAGATAGGTATCGTTCATCTATATAGTCAAGGATTTGACGATGCTGATTTGATTAATTTTGACTTAGAACTTCAAAATCCATCAATGATACATGAACAAGAGAAGTTAGAAATGTTAAATCAACAGATTGAGGCAGCTGAAAAAGCCATG